GGATGGCGGCCTTGTTCTCTCCTTATAGGCTGTACGTGCGGATCTGGAACCGCGTGTTCGCTCCCCAAGATGCAGCATGAGATGTCAGGTCAATGTCGGTGCATTGGACGGAGAAGTGCCCCTGTGTCGTGGTCACTGACAGAACGCCGTCGGTGGTTCCGATAGGGATCTCAATCTCGACGGCATCTGAGGTATACGCCAACACCGAGACCTGCGCTTCGACGCTCCCAGACGTTTCCGCCAGCATGTAATCGAACGATATGGTTCCGAAGGTTACCGGGAACGTCGTGGAGTAGAGCGCGACCTCAAACTCACTCGACCCGTATATCCTGCACCCGTAGTTCCCGCTCAACGCTGCAGCGGTGGAGACGGTAGCCGCGCCGGTTGTCGACCCCCAGTTCGTGCTCGCCCATCCGGCTAACGTGCCCGCCTCGAAATCTCCGTTGGTTGACCCGAGAGTGCCCATAGTGTTCGCTCCCGGATCAGGTCGTCGATGACTGGATCAGTTTCAGGGTAATCGTCAGCGTCTCCGCGTTGGCGAGAGCCTTCCCGGACGTGAAAAGGTGCCGCATCAGCATATGACCGCCAGTCCCGGACGATGAATCGAAGATCGCCGCCTCGGTGACCGTGACGTTCGTGGTGCTGGTGAAGATATGGGACCAGACCGCGGTGTTCGTCTCGTATGTATGCGTGCACGTGCTCCGGTTAAGACCCGCCTGCGTGGTAATCTCTGACCCGAGCGCGGTATTCCCCGCGGCTTCAGAACTGGTCGAAATCCCCAGCCCTAACCATTTATACCCGTCGGAGTATGTGCTGGTTGACGTGAACCCGACATAATGAGCGAGCCCGACGAGCCCGGTACTGACAAGTGTAACCATTCTTTTATTCCTCCTTCTTTTTCCCGATCTGTTCTGTCGTCGCCGTTCGTTCGATGGATTTTATCTTGCCGTCCTTGTCCCGGACGACGATCTCAACTTCGGTCTTCTGGATCATGCTGTCGTCTCCTGCACGAATGAAATGGGGAACCGGATATAGCTGGACCGGGGCAGGATCTCCGCCCGCCCGAAACTCCGGATATAACAGTTGGCATATGACGTGCCGTTAATCACCAGCGTGCCGGACGACCCGATCAGCGCGAGCAGCCCGGCCCGCACCGTCGAGGTATCAATGCAGGTAAACGACGGTTTGAAATGGCGGTGCGTCGATGCGTCAACCGCAAGGTCGCCGGAGAGGAGAACCGTCTCCTTCACCAAGAGATCGTATCCGTCGCTCTCCTCAATCGCGTTGAAACTGACAACTGAACTAGATGAAGAATAGAACGATACCGTCATGATCGGACACCTTTCTGCCGGCGCTGCTGGCTAACGTAAGATTCATACCCTTTGATGAACTGCTCGATCGGGTAATCTTTCGAAAGATTGACATTCTCGATGCTGAGCGATAATGAGGACGACATATCAGTATCCCCCCGCTGTGCGGCGATGGTGCGATAGGCTGCGGTCTGGAGGTCTCCGCCAAGATCGGATAGTTCGTCCTTCGACCGGAGCATGCTTTTCTTATACCCGAGCGTGAGGGACCGCTGCTGGCTGACATCCCCCCCGGCGGACTGCATGTCCATGATATATTCCCGGGTTGTGGTCGCCTGATCTTTCTTCTCGTCGTTGATCTTCCGCGCAACGTCGAGGTAATCCTGTTGGGCGTCGTTCAGCTTCTCCTGCTGGGTCGTCTCGTCTTCGAGCAACGATTCCCTGGCCTGCAGGAGTTTAAGGGACGCTTCCGCGACCTCCTCGGCACTCCCCCCGCCTTGCCGGAGGTAATCGAGCCGTTTCTCAAGCGCTGGGATCGTGACGGTCTCGGTATACTTCCGCTCCGCCTCTTTCGCGGACATGCCTTCATACGGGTTCGCTGCCGGACCGCCCTGCCGTGCGTTCAGGGGACCGAACCGTTCTTCCATCAAGGCGAACTGTTCCTGATACTGCCCGGTCCGTGACTCGGTGGTGGATTCCGGGGCCCGCATCTTGGTGATCTCTTTCCCCAGACCCGCCGCTTTCTCAGCTGCAACCACGGCTTTCGCCGCGAAAAGTTCAAGGGTTGTCACCATCCCGTCAAGAACCCGCTTTCCTTCCTCAAGGGTTTTCAGGTCGTCTTTTGAAAGGACTTCGTGCTGTTCAATCTCCCGCTGGTTCTTGATGTACGATTCCATGAACGGGAGGAGTTCTTTATACGACCGGCCGAAGAGCTGCTGGGCGATCTGGTTCCGCCGGGTCTTGTCCTCCATCTTGGAGAGCGCTACGGAGACCGCTTCGAACACGTCCTCCACAGACTTGCCGCTGGTATCGATCCCCAGCCCGGCAAACGATTTATACGCCGCTGATGATGCGTCCGCGGCTTCCGCCATTGAGATACTGAGCTGGTTCAGGCCGAACGAGACCCTGCTGAAATCTGTGCCGGAAAGAGTGGCGGCATACTGGAGTTTCTGGAGGTTCTCGGTGCTGACGCCGGTCTGATATGAAAGGTCTTTCAGCTGGTTGGCGAAACTGCCGTAACCCTGCACGGTTTTATATACGGCGTAAGCTACCGCCGTGATAACCGCAGCGACCGCAGTGAGTTTTGTCGCCATTCCCGCGAGACCCGCGGAGAAATCCTCGCTTTTCTTCTCGGCAGTCCCGATCTCTTTACCATACTGTGAGACGCCGGCTTTAAGATCCGTCAGGTCCGCCGTGAAGCGCGTGACAAGGTTGCCTAATATCATACCTTTACCCTCCGAACATTCCCCGCATGATCGCCGCCTGTTGTTCCGGGGTCTGGGATCTCGAGACCGCACGTTCCCCGCACCGGATGAAGTCCTGCGGTTCGAACTCCGGCCCCGACTGTTTCCGGCAGTGAATGTTCGCCATGGTCGCGCAGATCAATCCCGCACGGAAATTGTCCCGCAGCCCGTACTGTTCTCTCATTAAATTGAACTCCCGGGGAGTGATCCCGTAAAGTTCCGATGGTTTAAGATTGAGGTCTGAAGCCGCAACACGTTCGACATCCTGGATAATCTCGGCGATGGTCTTCCGCTCCCGTTCGTCGTCCGGATCCCGCTGCTCGACGGAGATCCATTCGTCGTTCGTAAGCGCGAGGGTGACCTTCCCGAAAATATCCAATAAGACGGAATCGTCGCGGACGGCATTTGAGGATATGAGGTAGTATCCCACGTCCTCATACCCGATCTGCTCGTGCTGTAACCCCGCCCATAAAAGGAGGTGGGCGATCCCGATGTCCGCCTCCCTTCCAAATATCGACATGAACCCGCCCGGTACAAGGGCGTCGATGTCTTCGACCGCCCCGAAAGTATACCGCAGGTGCCGGATATCATTGCCGAAAAGGAAAGGAACGGACCGCACGGAACCGGCTCCTTTTACGTGGTGGTTGAACTGACCGGCCCGGTGATCCCGCCCTTGGTTTTTAGTTCTGATATGAAGGTGACTTTCCCGTCGATGTTGAGATCCTGCATCTGGTTCGACAGGACGGCGCAGTTGCCGTACCAGATATTATTCGACGATGTGCCGGAAATCTGGATCAGCCAGCCGCAGGTGTTCCCCGCCTCCATACAGTCGTCGATGATTCCCGTATGGTTCGTGTCGGTGGAGAGGTAGGTGTATTCGATACTCATCGTGCCGGTCCGGATCGGGCCGGTGATGACGTTGTCCTCATAGGGATCGGTGCTGTACAGCGGGGTCATATCAAGGGACGACCGCGTGTTCTTCGGCGGTGTAACTCTGGTGATCCCGGCAATCGTGTTGAACGTGCCGGTACTACCTACAGACGAGAATTTGAAGATCGAGCCGTATGCCGGCCTGCCATTAAGTGACATGGTTCATTAACCTCCTTTTATACGTCGGTGTATTCAATTTGGAAATTTGTGACAAACTGACCGCGGCCGTTCTGGTCTTTCCCGAGGGTTTCCGGTTCTCCCAGCGGAATTATGGAAAGGTAGTTCCTTACCGCGGTGGATGCCGGTAAGCCGATATTGGCGACGGTCAGCCGTGTTCGGATATCGATGCTTTTCTGGTGCCCGCCATCTGCAGCGGTGGATACGACGAGAACGTTGAGCCGGGGGCGGTGGAACGCTGATAGATTGAGCAGGAGATCCGGGACCATGCCGGCGTAGGGGTACAGGACGACGAACGAGCCTGTAGTGGACGGCGTGGCACCAATGAAGATGTCCCGGGTCTGGGTGCTGGTCGGGGAGAATGTGCCGATCGATGTGGTGGAATCTTCGAGGTACTGCCCGATATCGTCAAGCCATGTGGTCATAACTTCCCCCGCATAATAGCGCCGAGTTTCCGGGCGACGTTCCCCAAGAGTCTGGGGGCTCGCCGGTTCGCCGGGTCTTCGAGAAACTTCGCTTTCGTCGGATAGATGTGATGGTTTTCGAGGATCTCGTGGACGTAGACCGCGTATGGGGTATTGAACGCGCCTTCGACCACGATCTGGTCTTGAGTCTGGATCCCGATCTCAGCGTGGCCGGTGTCCCGCAGGTGCGGCGTGCCGTCAAGGTGCTGGTTCTCGTAATCATACGGGCACTCGACCTTCGCCTCTTCAATAGTCTCTTTCATTTCTTCGAGGAACGCCTGCCCGGTCGCTGCCGGTAGCTTCTCCACCCATACCCGCAGGTTGGCCCGGCACTGGTCGCCGCCCTGCAGCTGAACGTCGATGAACTTATGCGGCGTCCCTTCGCCCATCAGGATCCCCCGTTAACTTTCCCGCCGATCAGCCCCATGACGAAGCTGATAGCCGAAGCAATCCCGATCGTCTTCCAGAAACTGTTTTCAAGTGACCGGATCCGGGTTTCGTGGTCGTCCTGACATTTACTGAGTCCCTTAACCATCCGGTATGTCATCCGGATGAGTTCGCCCTCGCTCTGTGGCTCGTCGGGATCGTAGTCGTTCATGTAAACACCTGCGTTAAAATATCGGTGGTCCCCCCAAAATTCGGGTATTTCTGGACGGCAATGATCAGCGGTTGCGACCCGTCGGGAAGGGTGAGTTTGTCCTCGATGTCGATCGTGGTGTTGCCGGAGAGGTAGATCTGGGTGTTCGATACCACCTGCACCCCGTTCCGGTCCCGGATAGGCGTGACTTTCTGGACGATCAGGGCGTCGTAGGTCGACGCTGCGGTGGTGGTTGCCCACGAAGGGTTACCATACTGGTCGAACGTCGAGAATGCCTGCACAACAAGGCTCTGGTTCGCGTATTTCGTGATCAGTCCGTCAAGTCCCATCGATGTCACCTACCTGAATAGCGGTTTCCGGTACGGGTTCAGCATCCGCTTTATGGGGCCCGGGATGTCTCCGTTGGCGTTGGTGTAGGTCCGGGACAGCGGCCCGATACTTTCCGAAGCGACAGAAGGATCGTTCTCCATCGAGTACCGGATCAGCTGAGCGACCGCGGCCTTCGCCCCGCCCTGCGGATAGATGAACTGGTAGTGGACGAGCGCATACCCGCCGGTTGAAGTCCCATACGTCGAGTTGGCGAGGTAGACCAGCGACCCGTTCTCGTAATCGATCTCATAATCGTGATCTTCGGTGTAGACCTTCGCTTCATCCGACGAGAAGACAACGACCGACGCCAGCCACGGCATGATGAGCGCGCTGGTTGACGTTGAGACTGAGGAAGCTGCAAGCGCGGTATACTGGGTATCCGTCGGCTCGAAATCGTACCGGAGCCCGCCGTTACAATAATCGTCCGCCCATTTCGCCATCCCGAAAAGGTTGTTCTGGATATAGGCGTCGTATGTGGTGGTGAGCGTCGATAAGTTCAGGAAATGTTTTGCCTCGTCAACCGTCATCGGCGTTGTGCTTGTCGGTGGAAGCGCCATAAGCCTATAACCTCGTGTCGCAATTCGCCCAAATCTTCAGGCACTCTTTCCCCATCCCGATCGCGCCGAGATGTTCGTGATAGATCGCGGTGTTCTGGTCGATGGCGGCTTTGATCTGGTTCGCCCGGCTTTCAATAGACTTCAGACCTTCCTGCACCTTCGTCTCAAAGGCTTTCTGCTTCTTGGCTTCAAACCCGTAGAGGAACGCGCATTTGTTGAGGTCGGAAGCTACCGGGATGAACACTTTCACGCCCATACCTTCCGCAATACCGATCCAGTACTCACAGGAGGGGCGCTGCGCGATGTATTCCACGCCGACCGCCATGTCGACCCCGTAAATATGGATCTCGTCCCATTGCCGGCCGGAGACCAACCCTTCATACAGGGCATAGGCGATCATGTAGGAGACGGAGTTCGTGAAGTACCGTTCCCCGGACCGTCCCTTGAACGTCTCGAGTATTTCCTCGAGCGGGAACTTAACGGAGTTCGGCACTTCCGGGATCTTGTCCTGCATGTAGACCGGACAGGACAGGCGAGCCAGCCCGCCAATACCGCACTTGTCAGCCGGGGACCGCCCGAGCTTGACGTCTTCGTTGATGTTGTCGAACGTGTGAATATCGAACCATCGGGTCCATCTTGGAATAGAGTTGTGCAGGTCATTGAGCCCCCATATCTCCCAGCTCGGGTCGTCATACGGGGCGTCTTTCTTGGAATCCGCGAACCCGACGATGGCGAGCCGTTTCTTCCACCCCATTTTCTGGAACTGGGCGTTTGACTGCCGGGCGATATGCGAGATCGTGGCGTTCGCCGGCACCTGGAACTTGAATGAGGGTTCCGGGTCAGGCGGTGCGTTCTCAGCGTATGCCGCGCAAAGGTCGTGGAAATCCGGCCGCTCTACCCTCTCCAAGAAGAGTTCATAATAAGGGTTCGGGACGGGTTCCGGGGTCTTCTCCTGCTCAACACTGATCCCCGCGATGACTGTGGGGATAACCATTTCAGAATCTACTGGTTCGGTTTCAAACATTCTTAACAGCCCGAAAAAATAGAGATTTTAAGGGGGAATTGGTGTTCAGATCACGGAAGCTCGAAGGCGCCGACGTTGAAGAGTTCGGACCGGCTTGAGGACGCCGCGTTGAGGAATGTGGTCGTTGCAGCGGTCGTCATCATGCACATGATCTCAAGGAACGGCTGGTATTTGTCGATGGAATTGGACGACGTTCCGCCGAAGTTGTGCCCGTATTTCGCGGACTCCAGCGGACCGACCCCGAACGCAATGCCGAGCGAAGACCCGGCCGCAAAGTTCGTGGTATAGAACATCTTCCAGCCCGCCTCTTCGGTGGAACTGCCGGCATCTACCGGGGAGCGCCACGCGCACCCGTCAGAGCTTTTGGGAAGCCGGACGGCGACGGCGATGTAACCGACCGAGGTGTCCGGGGCGAACATGTTGCCGTAGATCACCATCTTCCCGTCCGGCCTGTTGAACGGGACGTGGACGACGTCGGTGTGGGTCGTCAGCCGGACCATGCCGGGCGCCACGCCGCTTGCGTTGTCGTGGTCGACGGTAGATTCACAGTCGAGCGTGGTTGAACAGAGCGCGATCGCGCCGAGCGACAGGGTTGTCGGATCAACCTGGGTTGTAGTACCTGCCCATGCCATTTTCTACACCTCCTTAGGTTGCCCTCGCTTCAAAGCACACGAGAGCTTTGGGCTGGATCACTTTGCTGCCGTAGAGCATGAGACCCTTGACGGCGTCAGAGAAGGAGCCTTCCGGACGGTACGCTTCGACCTTGTTGATCTGGTATGCCAGCGTGATGGCGTCCCGGGTGCCCGCCATGACTTCATAGACGGGGTGGGCTGCGGAGTGGGTCGAGCCGGTCGCAAGGTTGTTGCTCCGGAAGATGTCGAAGCCCATGTAGCGCCCGAGGTATGCGTCGTTGAAGAGCCCGGGGTTCTGCCCCTGGGTGAGGTAGACGTTCTGCTTGACGAGCTGCGCCTCGACGAACGGGGGGATCACGATCCAGCGGCCCGGTGTGGGACAGTTCATCTCGTTCAGGAGCTGACCGACCCGGCCGAACATTGTCAGGACAGAATAGTCTGTGGTGGCGATGGTGATCGAGCCGTAGGTGCTGGCGCCTGCCTGCGTGTAGAGCGCGGCGACGTAGCTGTCGACGTTCTCCGCCATGGCCTGCGCAGCTTTCCGCATCGCTTCGGACATGACCTTCGGCTTCTGTTGCGCCGTGTCAATGTCGTCGATCTGGAACGCGAAATACTTGCTCTGGTCGATGGTCAGGACCGTCTGGGCGTCCGCGAGCCCCTGCACCGTCAGGTTAGACGTGCTGTTCTTGGTATACGAATTGACTGTGACCGGCCCGATGGCGGTGATGCGAACAGTGTCTCCACCGTTCCGGATCTCCCCCTCGTAATCGCGGTTACAGAGTCCACCGAGGATGGTGGCCTTGTCGAAGTCCTGGAAAATCTGGGCTGCCCAAACTTCCGGGATGAAATTATCAAGTGTCATGTGGATCACTCCTGGTTGAGAAAAGGATTGGGATTATTTGACGAGACCGGCGGCCATCTGTCTCTGGATCTCGGGAAGGTTCTGCTGGATCTCTTCCCTCGACATGGTCTTGAGCCGGTCCCGGGTGAACACCGAGGCGGGGGGTTCAGTCCCCTTCTTCGGATCGTGCCCGGCTGCTTTGAACTTCTCCTGCACGGCAGCTTCAACCGCTTTCTGGAACACGTCTTTCAGAGCGATAACCCGCTCCTTGGTAGCATCTGCAGTCCCAGCGATAACGAACTCACGGAACTCTGTCGGTAATCCGCTATCCTTCAAGGAATCGGTGGCGACGAGGGTGAGTTCTTTCTGGGTGAGGAGTTGCTCTCGTTCCTGCAGCTTCTGTTCGGCGTATTCCCGCTGCTCTTTCTCCGACATCTTGGACTTTTTCAAGTCCTCGATCTCGGCTTCTCTCTCTTTGAGTTTTTTGTGAAGTTCAGTACGGACCCTGTCCGTTTCGGATTGCACGATCTTCTGCACATCCTCTACCGTGAGAGTCTGTGATCCCTCGACCCCAGCCTTCTTATCGTCGGCTGGTTTCTCAGGAGTTGCGGGGGACGGTTGTCCCTTAACGTCTTCAGTCATGTGGATTAACTCCGGAGAGTTGCGCCAGGTCTTGACCTTCGGAAAGTTCAAGAAAATAGCAGGAGGCGCCCCTCCCAAATTACAATCAGAATATAGGATAATTACCTATTTAAATATTACTGTCGGTCATATTATGACTGCGGTGCATGGGTTTCACGGACACCTGCCACAACATAACACCTGCAGTTCCGATCTAAAGCGTCTTCCCCGAATCCCCCGGGTTGGTATGTCTGGTACCCCTTCCATTTCCCGGAGGGGATGACAAACGGGTCGCCAGCGTCCACGGTCTGACCGTCAAGCAACTGGTGAGCGTCCCGCGCCCTCT